CAGTGGACAACACAGGAGGCACCGCGTCCATTGGCGTGCTGGTCATCGGCAAGTCGCGCAGGCTTGATGCCACGCAGTGGGAGGCATCACGCTCGATAGCGGACTACAGCAGGGCCGTGGAGTCCGACGACGGAACGGTGTCACTGTCGGTGGGGAACTACTCAAAGCGCCTGATATTTGCTGTCGAACATCGCCCACCGATTCGTGCTGCCGATCAGTTCCCATTTCGTCGCGTCGGTCAGCGCATCCCCGGTGCCGCCGGTCAGTTTCCTGTAAATCAGGTGATTCGTATTGTCCTGCGCGTAGTCGCCCGTGACGTAAGCCTGCCCCACGTCATACGCCGGGTACACCGACGCAACAAACGTCCACCAAGCGCCCTCCACCTGGGCGTTGCCGGTGTTGCCGGATTGCAGAGACTTCCAGATAAGCTGTGCCTGCCCGACAACAGGAGCAGGGCCAGCCAGCGCCCCGGCTGCATACGTCGTCGCACCTGAATACGTCGCCGCCACAGTCTCGGGAATCGTTGTCGAGGTCAGGATTGACCCCGTTACCGTCACCGGCCTGATCAGTAGAAAATCGGCATCACTCACGCGGCACGCTCCTGCGGCAGTCCTTCGCCGTTCCATTGGTCTGTTATGTCGGCGGTCCTGAGAACAGCCCGGCGAATGTCGGCAAGCTCGGCGCGCAGTGTGCCGAGCGCGGAGACGACCGCGTCCATGCCGGAGCCGCCCCCCCGCATATTCTCCGCCGCCGGCACCACGCGCTCGCCCTTGTGCAATTGCGCCACATAGCCGTCGAACGGGACGTAATCGAGGCCGGAGGCGTGAGATCCGTCCACGCCGGCCAGCGAGGCAGCACGGGCGAGCATTGCGTCGGCGCTGCCTGCAGCCAGCACGTCGGAGATCAGCGACTGATCGACCTGCCCGGACAATCCGCGCACCCACTGGCTTACAAATTGCTGCAGTTGCTGGTCAATCGGCGCGCTCGTCGTGCCGCTTCCAGACTCGCCGGCCTGACCGAAAAACAGCCCGCCCCCGGCGCCCTTCTCACTAAATCCGCCGAAATTGTTCGCGCTGTAGTTTACCGACAGCCCTGCCGCCTTGGCGATGCCGGTCAGCGCCGCGTCATACTGGCGGAATGTGTCGATCACCTGGACGGCTGCGGTCTGGTCCTCGCGGCGGGCGAACCCAACAGGGTCGAACCCCGAGTCGAACGCCGGCACGTCGAATTGACGGTCGCCATCGCCCACGGGCCGCAGGAGGAATCCGGCGTTGCTGCTGGGGGTTTCTTTCTTCGACAGCGCGGCAGCCGCAGCAGCGGCTCCAGCCAGCGCCCAGCCCCAGCCAGGTATCGCCGACAGCACGCCAGTGATCGCCCCGCTGGCGCTCATCCCCGCAGCCGTGGCAGCCGTAGGCGGACCGACGAACCCGGCAGCCGCAGATCCAGTGCCGAACAGTCCAGAGACGAACCCGCCAGCGCCAGCCGCCAGGCTGCCGCCGCTTGATTTCAATACGCCGCTGACAATCGATGACGCCGTGCCTCCACCGCTACCAGGACCACCAGCGCCGCCCCCAAAGGAAACACCGCCGCCACCCATGCCGAAAATGTTCATCAGCTTAGACGCCGCCCACTCGGCCACCATTCGCTGTATCATCGCGCTGAAACTTTTCGCTATATTGTCGAACGCATTGCCGCCATTGTTGGCAATGTCGATGAATGTGTTCGTCAGATACTCGTGCGTGCGTTGCCAGTTATCCGCAGCGGCCTTGGCGGCGTCCTCGTTGGCTTTCTGCAGCACGCCAGCCGACTCGGTGGCCTGGTCCTTCGCCTCTTTCATGTCATACAGGCGCGCCGTGGCCTCGGCGATTTTCGCAATCTCAGCCGGCAGCGCGCCTTCAGCCGTGGCCCGTGTCACTGCCTCGAAAACGGCAGCGGCTCGCGCTGTCATCTGCAGGGCAAGCATTTCATTCTCCAGCGCCGTGATCGTCTGCGCCACCGACTGCCGCGCCTTGTCGTTCGCCTCGCGCGCCTTGTCCTGCTCTTTGCGGTACTCCTCCAGCGCCTCGACGTGCGCCTCGTGGGCGTCGATGGTGAATTTCACGTCCTCGCCGTATGCGACCACGGCGGCGCCGGCCACTGTAGCGGCAGCGGTGGCGTCAGCGGTCGGCTTTTTCGTGTCGGCCAGCGCCAGCGCGTAACGCTCCAGCTCGACGGTCAGCTTGGCGATCTCGGCCTGCAGTTGTTCGCGGCGTGCCTTGGCAGATCGACCGCCGCCCAGGTTGTCCATCGCCTCGGCGGCTTTGTTGATCTCCTGGACGACGTTATGCATGGCGAACGTGATCACCTCGGCGCCGTTGGCGATGTTGTTCGCCACCGAGTTCTCGTGCGCTGTGTTCGTGATCCGCTGCAGGTTGTCATAGGCGGCGATCAGCGCCACCAGTGCCGCCGTGGCGAGCCCTATGGGGCCAGCCAGCGCCGAGAATGCCGGGACGACCTGCGTCACCAGCACGACAGCCAGCCCGGCTCCTGCAGCCTTCACTGTGTCCAGATACTCGGCTGTATCGCCGTTGGATAGATCGACAGCCCATTGCGAGAACGCCGCCAGCGCCGGCAGCACGGAATTGACGAACGTCAGCCCCATGCCCTTACCCGCTGCCGTGAGGCGGTCCATGTTGTCGTTAAATATCTCAGCCTGCGCCGCTGACTCTGCTGTAACCGGGTTGTACTTTTGACCCTCGGCCACCAGCGCGGCCATGCCTGCCGAGCCCTCGTTCAGCATAGGGATAAGCTCTAGCCCGGCCTTGCCGAAAACCTTCGTCGCCAGCGCGGTTTTTTGCGTGCCGTCCTCCAGCAGCGCAAACTGGTCGGCCACCTCGATCATTACCGCGTCGGCTGATTTCAATTGCCCGTTGGTGTCGTAAATGCTCACGCCCAGGGCGTCGAAATTTTCCTGCGAGGTTTTCAGTCCGCGATCAGCATCGACAAGGCCAGAGGAAACGGTTTTAAGCGCCTTCTCCACCGATCCGAGCGACGTGCCGGACATTCCCGCAGCGTGCTCCAATCCCGCCAGGCGCTCGACCGATACGCCGACGCGCTGAGACATTTTCGCCAGCTCGTCCTGCGCGCCGATGGCACCAGTCACAAAGTTTTTGAAGTAATTCACGGACAGGCCGACACCGAGCGCGCCCAATGCGGTGCGCGCGATGCCGACTGTTTTCTCGATTGACCCCATCGCGGACGTGACAGCGCCCTTGGCGTCCTGCATATCCTTTGCAAGTCGCGCGACGTTTGCCAGCAATTGAATTTCCAGAGCGCCTGCAATCATTTTTTGCCCTTTGCTGCGAAATATGCGGCCATTGCGTTTCTGACTTGCCGTTCAACTGCCATTCGATTTTGCTCGGCCTGCTCCTGCCGTTGGTACGGCGCTGGCCTTGCGGGGTCCGCTGCGGCGAAATGCTCGGTCACATATGCCACCGACAGCGCCCTGATCGTTTTTGCCTCCCACGGTGACAGCGTGCGCGCCGTGTTGCGGCTCCAGCTCTCTATCTCACCGTGCGTCACCGGCCCCGACTGCATCATGGGACCGACTTCGTACAGGTAGCCGATTAGGTGCATGGTCTCGCACTGTGGGACGTCCGGCGCGATGCCGTCCGCCTCCATTCGCTCGATGCGCGCCGTGTTGCTTCCTTTCTGCGGTGCATTCAGCCAGGCGGCCTGCCTCGCGTAAAGCTTTAGCTCGCTTTCGAGCCCTTCGTAAAATTTGCCCAGTCACCGATGCACGCGGCCACCTGGTCGGCAATAAAACCGAGCGTGCGGTCGCTGTATACGGCCATGTGCAGCTCGCGGCCTTGCAGCTTGTCCAGTTCGATGCCTTCCATTGACTCGGTGCAGTCCGCCAGATAGTCGGCGTCGTTACTGATTTTCTGATCGACGGTAATGTCGCCGGCTTTTTTCTTCAGCCGCGCCATCAATTTATTTTGCTGGTTGGTCTGCGCCTGCGCGTGCTGGCGAGATCCGGGGCCGTACACCGTCACGAACGCGCCGGGAATAGCATCGCCCTGCGGGTCGTTGATCTGAATTCTGGCCGTTTCTGATACTGCGAATTTTCTAATGTCCATCTGTTTTTTCCTCTCGCTGGTGGTTTGTGCCCGTGCCGCACCGTGTCTCCCCAGCGACGAGGAGTTCACGGTGCGGTCGGTGCTCGGGTTAAACAGTACCGATCAGAATCAGCGTATAAGTCACACTGGTGCTGCCTGCGCTGTTCGTGAAAGTAATCAGATCGCCCGTGCTCGCTGTCACCGCGACGCCGTTGGCATCAGGGAACACCGCGCAGAACGTCGCGCCAGGCGTCAGCGCGATGCCGTCACCGGCTGCCATGAACAGCGGCACGCCGTTTGATGCGGGGCGTGTCACCTGGACGCTGTTTGTGTTGCCGGATGCCGCCGTCACGATGATGGCCTTCAGCTTGGCGAAGTTCAGAGTCGTGCCGAATTGATCGACCAGCGACCCGTACAGGTCAAGACTTTCCGCCGCGCTGGCTGACAGCGTGCGCGTGTCGGTGAAAATCTTTTTCGCCTGGTTCGCGCCAGTGCCGTCGGTAAATACCGAGGCGGCTGTGAATTGCACCGGCATCGACGCCGTGGCAATGTCCAGCACGTCGTCGATCTGTGCCTCTACGCTGACCGCGACGCGGCCACTAAGTACGGTTGCCATTATGCAAGTACCTCGACAATGCCGACGCCAGTGCTGGACGTGGTGATCTCGATGGTGGCGGTGGCGGATGTTACGCTGTTCACGTCATTCACGCCGACTTTAAACATCATAGTCAGCCCTTGGTAGTAATACACGTCGCCACTGGGCACGGTGATCTTGAAAGCGTAAAGCGAGTCAGACAGCGCGGCGGCTTTCATCAGCACCTGCCCGGCGTCGTCGGTATCCAGCCCGAGAGTCAGATTCATGGTGCCCTCGTTGAACGAGCCCTTGAGCTTCTGCGTGCCTCGGGTGGCGACGGGGTTGTGCGTGACCAGTGTAAACTCGCGGCCAAATTCGCCGAAATTCGTGATCTCGCCGACGGATGTAAAGGAAAGCGCGGCGTACCCCGCTTGGTTGAACGTGGCCGGCACGCCGGCACTGATCTGGAGTGTGGTTGTTGCGGATGTGCGGACGGTCATGGCGAAAGCCTCCAAAGAGGTGAATTTACGCGGTCGCCCATCACGGCCAATCTGCCTGCATTATCGGGTATAGCTGACCATATAGTCAACTGACTGGCTGTACAGATTCGGACCGTCCTCGTAAAAATCGGGCCCATCGTTCTCGTGCAGCACCGACTGCACGGGCCACCCTGCCACGGTGGCGCCGGTTGACACTGGCATCGCAGCACGTACCAGCGCGACGATCTGTTTCACCGCCGGATACGTTTTCGCGTAGATCGTAACCTGCACGCGGTCGGTCTTGTATCGCGTCGTCTCGGCCATGCTGACCGTTTTGCGCTCCACCCCGCTGACCTGCGTCAGCGATATGGCCGGCGCGTCGGTCGTGACAGGCACCACGCCAGCCATGATCCTGATCGCGGGCACCACCGCCAGCAGCGCGCTATTCGCCACCAGTAGTTGCGTCGCTATCGACACGCCGCTCACTCGGTCACCACATAGCCCATCGCATCACGCACGGGCTCGGGCGCCGGCTGGTCCACTGGACGCGGTGCCGGCTCCTTGTACTCAATCGCCATCGCCGAGCCCATAAACAGGCGCGCGACCTTGGCGTCCACGTCGTAAGTCTTGCCCGCCTCAAAAGTGCCGAGGTGCTTACCATCCACCGGGCCGGGTACGTCGATCAGCATCTGGATTTTCATGGTTCACTCGTCTCCGATCTGTATGTCCTGGGTGTCTAGCCCGTGCTTTGAGGCCAGCCGTTTTTTGATGTACTCACCAGCGGCCACGACAGCGCGCTCGGTGTTTTCGTCCAGCGCCGGCCTCATAAACGGCTGTGCGCGCGATCCTGGGTGGCTGACAGACTTGCCGACGATCTCGCCGCCGATTACAAGGAATCGGCGGTTAAACGTGGTCATCGACTCCTTGACCACCATGCCGCGCTTGATCGACAGCCTGCGGTTGATTTTCTTGTTCTCGTCGGACACGCTGATCAAATGCGGCGCCGTGCCGAATTCGATCATCGGCGCCAGGAATGCGTGCGGCCCGGTGGCCTTGACTGAGGCCGTCACGACCCCGCTGCGGCTGCGCGTCGTAATCTTGAGGCCGTCGGCCATCTTGCCAGACTTGCGCGGCGCCTTGGCCTTGGCAGCGGCTTGCAGCACCTTTGCGCCGGCACGCATCGCCCCCCGCATGATGTTCGCCTCGATCTTAGCCGGCAGCGTGTCCAGCAGTTTTTGCAGCTCGGACAGCCCCTTTATCTCGACGCCGTCGCTCATGTGCTGAATTCCTCGCACATGATCTCCATGAATGCCCGATTTCCGCCTATCTCAGCAGGCCCGCCGACAATTGCCAGCACGCGCTCGACCGGGCGGTGGATTCGCACCCGGCACGACGTGTCCAGATCGCGCAGCCATCTGATTCGAATGCGGGTCTTGCCGGTGTGCATGACCAGCGCGCCGTCCACCAGCGACTCCTGGCGCGACGGCATGGCGTCCTGTACGTTCGCCCATACCTGCGCGAGCGGCACCCAGGACACGACCGCCGTATTATACGCGGTGTCTCGGGTCTCGACCTTGCGCTCGATGGTGATCCGCCTGTCCAGTGCGCCGACGTTCATATGTGACTCAGTTTGTACGGGTCCAACAGTGAATTGACGAAATCCATCCCGACGCTGGCGTCAGTCTGTGCGCTTTGCGCGTGCACCGCCGCAGCCGCCTGCGCTCTGATCCAGTAGCGAAGCTCTGCCGGCACGTCCTCGGCGGCGTCGCCATACCCGGCCACGAACCTGATCACCACAGAATTTTCCTCGGACCGCACGCTCGGCCAGGTATTCAGCCCCGCCTCATAGATCCAGCCCGGCAGCCTGTCGGCGTCCAGCGTGTACGTGCTCGCGTCCAGAGTTTGCAGCGTGCCGTCGCTGTCGTAATACTTCACCGAGGTGATCGACCCGATGGGCAGCTTGCCGACGCGGATGCCATCGACCGGAAACTCGTCCAGCACCAGCTCCCAGGTTTGCGTGATCAAGGCGCGACCGGTCAAATCCTCGCACCTTTGCCGGGCGGCCTTGATCAACAGCTCGATGGTCGCGTCCAGTTCCGACCCGTCGATGCGGGCGTCCAGCTTCACCTCGTCCACGGTGGCAGGCTCGGCGCTCGGTGCCGTGATCAGTCGCAGCGTCATCGCGCGCGCCTCCCGCGTCCCTCGGTCACAACTGCTTTATTCTCTATCAGCGGCCCGCCAGCCATGTCGCACCGCTCGATCCACGACGGATCAGCGGCAGCGGCCAGATAGTCGGACAGCTCGCGCTCGGTGCCGGCCTCGAAAGTCTCGGTCGTTCTGCCGTCCTGAGAGCCCGGAAACGTGCGCTTGATCCTGTACAATGCCATGTCAGCCTCTCTCGATTAGGTGCTGCTTGTTGATCGGCGCGCTGTGATCATACGCGGCTTCTATCTGTTCAGCGGTCGGCAGCTTTTCGCGCTCAGTGTAGGTGATTTTCAGCACGCCGTCACCGTCCACATTCATGTGCACGTCCCGGGTGTCGTATCCGTAAAGGCGCTGTTGGTCGGTCAGATTGCTGTCCATCAGCGTCGTGCTGCGCGGAAAGTGCAGCTTTATGCCGCGCTCGTGCGCCTTGCCGAGCCAGAATTCCACGCACCCACGACCCTTTTCGGCGTCGTGCACGTTCGCATAGCTGAAGTCCATTCCGAAAATGCTGATCTCGGTCGCCTCGGCGTAGATAGCAAACGCCACGGCATAGGCTGCCGTGCTGTTGAAATACGCATGGCCGACGTCGTTCAGCACATCCTCCAGCGGAAACTCTACGACCGACGGGTAATTCGGATGTGCCCGGCTCGACACAATAGGCACTTGACAGGTCCGCATCCAGTCCAGCATCGCCGCGATGTTCGATTGCGGCCTGGCGGCTGCGCGGATCTCCTGAATTCTCACGTCGTCCATGTGAAACACGACGTCGCAGTTCAGCACGTCGCCCATCGCATTGATCGTCCACACCTGGTCGAACGTGCCACGGCGACCGCCTTGGCGCTTGATCATGTCCAGATAGTCGCCGGACGATGGCCCCAGCCCGATGATGGCAATCGACTTGCGTGCCTTCAGCTCTGGAATATCGGCACGGCTGCAGACTGCCACCAGCGTGCGCCCGTGCACGTCGCGCTCGACAGGCGACTCGGCCCCGAGCTGTCCGTGCCACTCGTCCACAGCCCATCCACAGGATGCCAGCAGCTCGCCAAATTCGGCTTTCGTGTAATGCCGGAAGTGAAACGCCGTCGTGCTGCCGTCGGCACGCTGCCACGGCATAACGGACTCGTTTGGGACGCTGGCGACAAGGCGCTGGCATGAATGGCGAAGCGCCAGCAGCAGCGGGCGCGGGTCTTGAATGTGTTCGATAGTCTCAAAAGATACGCCCCAATCGGACGCGGGCAGGTCGCCTGGCGCCTCGCCGTTGCGGACCTCGTACTCTACCGACACGCCTGCGTAATTCGCCCGAGCGTATTCAATAGTCTCGCGGTCTATGTCGTATCCGCGCACGGCTCCGCAGGTGCTGTGCGCCATTATGCGCGACCCGTACCCGATGCCGCACGCGAAGTCGATCACGGTGTCGCCAGGCTGCAGCAGCCCCTCGACAAATTCATACCGCGCCACATGATCGGCCCGGATTTCGTTTATTTCGGTTGTTACTTGGCGCTCGCCAGAATGTAAAGCCATGATTTCCCCCATCGGAAATGAAAAGGTGCCGGGTTCCACGGCGTCGTGTGATGGGCACGACCCAATTCGTTTACGGGTTGGCAGTCGGCGCGACGTTGGGCGAGTGCAGCACAGCCGCCACCGCTACCACGCCCACCGAAGTGACGCCCGTTTGTACTGCGTTGACGCGCAGGTATCGCTTATTGCCGATGTACCCGATGCGCTTGGTGACTTCCTTGGTGGTGCCTGCCGTGCGCGGTGTTGCCGCAGGCAGCGAGAGCAGCGCCTCGGTGCCAAGCAGGTCGGTGTCGGCGACGCTGGTCAGCGTACCCGTCACGTCGCCCTCGAACACCACCATCGTGACCACGGTGCCGGTCGTGGTCACAGCGCCATACGACGCGATGAACTCGACGCCACCGTAGCCCTGGCGGTCGATCACGACGCCCGTTTTCGTTGCGTTGGCGCCAATCGCCAGCGGGCTGATCACGGTTTTCGTGCGGATGTTGTTGTGCAAATCTTTGATGCTCATGTCTCGGTCCCTGGGTCGGATGTGTGCCGCCCGCACTTACGGTCCTGCGTTGATGTAGCGCGCCGTGCCGCTCCGGCGCGCCGCTTAGATCACGACGTTGCAAACTTCATCAGCTTCACCGCCTCAAACTGGGTCACGCCTCCGCCGAAGCGTCTCCTGAAGTTAAACTTCGTCGTCCCCTTCGCCGTGATGTTGTCACGGATCAGAGCGGTGCCTGCGCGCTGCACGATGGCATAGGCGCGGGCGAAGTTACCGAACGCCACCGAGTAAGCCCCGGCTGCGATGTTAGGCATATTGTCGTCGATCTCCACGGGCGCACCCAGGAATCGGCCACCGAAGCCGGCAGCAGGATCAGGAGTCCACAGGTAGTAATTACCCGCGCCGTCCTTGAGCTGTCGCATAGTGCCCAGCGTTGCGTCGTTCATGAGGAAAACCGCGCCGTTGCGATACTGCGACCGCAGTGCGTGCTGGAGCTGGATCACCGCGTCACCAGGGGCGACGGATGCGAACGCAGCCGACTTGCCGGTGGCGATGTAGCCCACGCTGCCCCACGCATACGCGGAATTGGCGACGTTGGAATAGCCGGTGATGCCGCGCGCCTTTCCGACGCCGTTGCCGGTGATGAATTCAGCGCCTGCGCCCTCACCGAACCCGATGCCCGCCTCCATTGCCAGATCTGCTTCCAGATCAATCATGGCATCCTGCAGCGTTGCGTTGTACACCCAGGGCTCGACCTCGGCCTCGAAAGCCTCGATTTCGACCTTGCTGTACTTCGGGTTCGTGGACTCGCCACCTGTCGCGCCCTCGTTCACGCGGCGCATGGACAGGCCTGACGTCTTGACCAGTTTCTCCCACTTGGCGCTGCCGATGTTCACGACGCGCGCCAGGCGATACATCGCGCTCATGGTTTCGGCCACGCGGTCGATGGCGGTGTCCATTTCAGGCAGGACCAGATAACCACCGTCCGGGTCGCTGCCCGTCATCATGGCTTTCTGCTGCAGACCCTTCAGCCCGCTTTCGTCGCCGCTTCGCATATAGCGCGACAGCCCCTCGTGGTAGTCCTTCTGCTCAGGCGTCAGCGAGTCCACGGCTTTCTCGACCGCTGCGCGGCCAGTGCGCTTCTGCAGCTCGCGGTTTTCATCTGCCAAGCGCTTCAGCTCGTCATTGATCGACTTGATGGTCGTGTCAATGTCGCCGGTTGGCAAGCCCTTCTCAATGCGCGCCAGCCGCTCGTCGTTCGCCTTCTTGAACGCCTCGTGGTTCTCGCCCTGTTTTTGGATCAAGTCTACAATTTCTTGTGACATTTTGGTGTCCTCAATGTGTGTTGTTGAGAGGCGACTTCAGCAGCCC